AAAATTTTAAAAAAACTTTCCCGTGGGCAATATTTTTTTCATTCGGAATACTAGGAGTATATTCATCAAATATATTTAACCTTGCGGTATCACACATTGGAGCTTATTTATATACTGTAATTATTTATATAATAATAGAACGATCGTTATTAGACAAAGTAAAAATCAGTAATTATTGTGCGGTGTTTTTTCTTAGCCTCGCCATATTTTTTAGTGATGATATAAGTAAATACTCTTTTTTAATACCTTTCATTGCTTCATTAGCACTTGATTTATTTTCAACGCGTAAAAAAAATTGCTTGTATTATGCCGTAGTAATTATTATAGCCTTTATTGCATCAAAGGTTATGCTATCCGCCATACAGGATTCAGGAGGTTTCCAATTGCCAGGTGTGGGGGGGCCAAGATTTGCCACACAAGAGGAGTTCATCAATAATTTATATTTCCTCAGCATAGGTACCCTGCGTCTTTTTGAGGCGTATTTCTTCGGAATGAATATTGGGCTACAGTCATTTTCCTCAATAATTAGACTATGCTTTTTATGCTATTTTATTTACATTATTATTTCCAGTGCAAAACAAATAACAAAATTTTCAGTTATTGACAGAACATTGCTTCTCACTGCAATTATAATGCCAGCCGCATTTTTATTTAGTAATATCCCTTCTGCGGTTGAGTCAATTAGATATATTGCTCCATCTGTGGTTTTCGGTTCTGTGTTTGTTTGTAGAAATGTAAACATAGATTATAAGATGTCAATCTATCTATTTGTTTTAGCGATTGTTAGCGGGGCTGTCATTTATGGTAACGCCATTTCATTAGATAAAAGAAATCATGAAGTTGAAAAACTTTCTGAATATATAAAGAATAACAATCTTAAATCAGGGTTTGCGTCATTCTGGTTTGCTTCATCAGTTTCTTTAAAAAGCGGCTCAATTATATCTCCAGTAATCTTCAATAGCCATGAGGGAAGTGTTAAGCCGTTCTTATGGTTGTCTAAAATTGACAATTATGAGAGAAGAAATTCATTTATAATAGCTGATAGTGAAGATGACATGAATGCAGCAATAAAAGAGTATGGGGAACCTGATGCAATTGATAGGATTATGACTAAGTATATTTTAATATGGAATGAGGGAGTTAACATACAATTTGATGGTTTTAGCAAATCAACCAATTCAAACTATTTTGGTTCACTAGGTTATAGTGATGATTATAAAGTATGCAAAAAAGAAGGCAATGCCTTCATGGTAACTGGCCCCTACAAACCGCTAAAGCAAGGTAAGTATAATCTACATATAGAAAAAAGTGGGGAGGGGGATGTATTTGGGGATATTGTAGCGTTTGGTGGTAAGAAAGTAATTGCTAAAATTAATAATGTAGAAAACATGGATTTATATATTGATAGAACATATCCGGATGTTGAAGTAAGAATATATAACACGGATATAAGCTCATGCATTAAGTCAATTTCAATAGACCGTGAATAGCTTATTTTACTGGCGGCGGGTTGAGGGGAGGCGAGNACCCTGAGGACTCGGGTTGCCGCCAGTAGCGCTAGTTATCAGCAAGTCCTGAGTTTGCTGCCGATGTATAGACGGTTCTTCCAGAGCCTGTTTGCCCTGCAACGCCAGGGATGCCAACAAACGCGTTCCCCGTTATAATCCATGCTAAGCTATCATTTGTATCAAAGTTTATCCCGCCAGTGCATGTATTCCACCCTCCTGTTACTTTTTGATTCCCAAAGAAATTTCCATTTACTGTTACGTTTCTTGCAAGTTGCGCCTTTATGGCATACCCATTGCAACTACTAAACTGATTATTACCCATTAGTAAATTCTGTACATCATAAAGAGTCACGCATTCCTGTCCTGCAAAATGAATAACATTTGAGCTAAAACTTAAACCAAGTACTTCCGTTAGTCTTATTGCTGCGGTGCCACTTACACGACCACCACTAAATAAGCTATTTGTTATGGTTGCTAATGCTACTCTATTTAAATCAAGACAGTATCCATCAATATTATCAATAGTACTGTTTGTTATCATTATTGGATATCCGCGAGAATCTGCACCAGATTGCAATGGTCTATGTGATGTGCTTTTTATGCCAAATGGACCATAAAACATCGCTGTATTATTCAAGTGGAGATCTGTTACATCTGTTATATCTATAGGAGATTCAACCATATAACAATCTATAAATGACGGCATCTCATTTATTGGAAAACTTGGTGATACCGCATCTTCATTCATTGTTACTGGACTTTTGATAAATACACACCCATTCCATGTTACAAAATGCAGATCAGAAGCGTATATTGGAGCATTATAAAATCCACAATTGTTAAATTTGAAAAGTCCTACATTAGTCATTGCCAACGCTGATTTAGTTGTCTGAGTCGCTAAATCATTACTGAAATGTATCCTTTCAAAAATTGAGTTTTCAGCCCATTTGCTTGATGTTCCTGTGTTTGCAAAAAATACAGTAGCATCAGCATTTATGTTTTTGTTTCTCCAGAATGTTTTTGCGCCGCCGCTTCCAACAAAGTTCATATCTGGTTGTATAATACAAGGAGGTGAAAAGTAATAACTACCAGCATTAAATTCAATAGACCTACCTAAGATTTTCTGTGCGTTAGCAAGAATCGTGGAGTGGTCAATATCCTGATTATTGGATGCGCCACCGAACCATTCGATTTTTACGTGACTACCAGATCCTTGTCTAACCCAATGAACTCCAGGCGAAGATGATGATATAAAAACACCATCATCATCTTCAATAGCTCCTGGCGTTGCTCTGAATATACCTCCTCCTTCAACCCCTCTTCCTGTAGTATGTTCCTTTACAAGCACTGCATCCCCAACTGTTGGTGATGCATTTCTTAATTCTGATAATTGTGAATATTCACCAATAATGTTATACCCATCATCACTTCCTATATCGTCATAGCTAACAGCGCCGTTAACCAATTCAACCCCACCTGGAGAAGATAATTCTTTCCGAAACTGGTCTGGGTCATACTTCAGAATATTCGGAAAATAGAACTGCTGCGCTCCGTACGCATCATAAACAGCCATAGAATGGCCCTGTACGGTTACGAACTTCGCAATCTGTCCGTTATAAACAGGATATCCAGCAGCGTTAATGATGATTGGTTGCGAAACAGGAACGTGAGAACCGTCTTCATTCTCTACATAAACCTGAATCTGGTTTTCAGGATTTACCGGGTCCTCGTCAATTTTTCCGATGTATATTTTACCATTGGCCACCGCTTTGAAAGAACGAGCCATTGTGAAGAGCTGGCTCGGCATTGATACTACAACATTGGCAGTGATATCTGTCATTTAATTTGCTCCAGATACAAGGAATCGCCGCAGCATGGCTACGGCAATGCGTCATTGAGACCACAGTGGTCTTATTGTGGATATAACCAGTAGATCATATGATGCCGATCCACTTACAAAAGTGAGGCATCAGAAATGGGAAGAGATGACCCGCAATTTAATCTGCGGCTACCTTACGAATTAAAGGAAAAGCTGAAACAGCGAGCTAAATCGAATGGCCGCTCACTGAATGCTGAATTAGTGCAGATAGTTACCGAAGCTATATCTAAACCATCTCCAGTATCAGGTTATCGCGACGAAGCAGAGCGCATTGCTGATGAGCAGTCCGAACTTGTTAAGAAGATGGTGTTTGATACGCTGAAGAGTTTGTACAAAAAACCCACCTGACGGTGGGTTAATTTTTGCATTTACCTGGGCAATATTGACTACTTATAAAATGAGATCAATATTTAATCGCCCAATAACGGGTGTATGTTGAGGTATATCATGGCGAAAAAACCAGGTGAAAACACAGGAAAAAACGGCGGAATATACCAAGAAGTTGGCCCGCGCGGCGGTAAGAAAGACAATTTTGCCACCGTCAAGGACAACGAAAGGCTTCCACCAACAACAAAGCCAGGTCATGGCTGGGTATTAGATAAGCGAACTCCAGACAGCAAAAAGTAATAATCAAGCCGGGTCACTCCGGCTTTTTGATATGTCGCTCGCAGAACTCAACAAGCCTGCTCATTAAGTAGCAGTAAGTCTCGTTGGCTCTTCCTGATTCAACATCAACACCGACCCTTGAGCAGATATCGAATGCCATGTGAGCGCACTCATGGGCAATAGTAGATAGTTTGCCATTGAACACGCCTATCACATGCAAAACACCATTCTCGCTGCTCATTGTATGAGACGCTCCGTTGGCATCCGAGTCCTGCACGTCCACACCAAGTTTTTGATGCAGGCGTTGCCATTCTGGAAAGTCTCTACAAAACACAATTGTACCGCTCTCAAAGAGCGGAACGAGCATCTTTGGTACGTTTCCAATGTTAACTTTTTTCATGGTATCCTGCACAAAACTAAGGAGGTTGGCGTGTTAGAAATAATAGTATTCGTTCTTGGCATAGCCTGTTGCGCACTCTATGCAGAGTTAGTTGCCCTCAAGAAAAAGGTTAAGGCATTAGATCACCAATATGAAATTGATGCAAAAATTGAGCGATTAACGGAAGAGAATACACACTTAAAAAATTCCATAAGGACACTAACTGATGACAACTACAAACTGTCCAATGCACTGGCTAAGTGGGAAATAGTAAGTTATGAAAGAATGACGGACATGATTTTTTCGTCTTATATGGCTACAAAATCTCCTGAAACATCAGGAAAAGGAATAATTGCAGCTATTGAAAAGAGAATTAAATAGCCATCCATGGCGTTTAATCACTGCTGTGTTGCCTGATTAGCCAGTAGCGGCCTTACAGCCGTAGCAGCCTGATTCAGTGCTCGCTCATATGCAGGCGTACCCGGCTTGGTGTTAGCCAGCCTGAGTAGCATATTTCTTACTGGCTTGCTCTCATACACCCTCATTGCCAGGCCATACCCGACTTCTGCTGCGAGTGACTTCCCTAAAGTAGGTATTGCCGCGCCTAACCTTACCGGATTTGCCAGCGCCTGCCCTGTCTGTGTGACAACATTTGCCGAGTCGGACCTGGCTGTTTGTCTCAGCACATCATGAAGCGCATCAAGTTCCTTCATGTGGCGGCCGCTGAAAATGGTGTTGTAAATCTCACCTCCGGATTGCGCTTTTAATTTGTTTACTTCGGTTATGAACTTAGCTGGAGAGTCGCCCGCCTTTTCTGCGATCTTGCTGATATAGGCAGATCTCATGGCATCCTTACCCTTCTCGTCCAGAGCTCCCCAAATGCGCTTTATATCGGATGGTTTGCGACTGAAAACAACGGTGTTAATAAGTTCTGGCGTGTATTCACTGCTGGCTTTATTTAACGTATTTGATATGTGCTTATTCAGCACCTTGTTATAAATGTTTGCGAAGTCTGAGTTGGATTTGAGATATTTTACTGCATCTTGTGGCCCTAGTGATTTACCTACAGCATTGCGCAAATCACGAGTCATTGCATTTTCAACCATGTTAGTTGCAGCCTTGGCCTGATTTGGGAATACCATTGCATCACCCTGAACATTGGTACGGAATGCAGTGCGATGCTGTTGCAGGAGGTCAAAATCAACATTCCCGCTATTCAATTCCCCCTTTAGATTTTTAAGCGCTGTCAAAAGCCTAGGATCCGCTGATGTGCCGAGCTTCTCAAGCCTTGCAATGTTTGTATCTATTGCATTAATTGAATTAGTGGTTCCCACTGGAGCACTTCCCATTCTGTTTACTATATCATCTCTAACTGCTCCTGCCGCATTTTTACGCCCTCCTACTGCACTGGTAAGTGACTTAACGATGTTATCAGGATTGTATCCTCCCACGCGGTCGAAATAGTCGCCTAGAAGTTTGCTGCGGGTAGCGTACTGCTCTGCTCTTTTTCCTCCCGTTCCAAGCAAGGCACCTTCACCACCCTGCATTAAGCCGCGAGTAAAGGCATTACCTGGTTTAATCATGTCCGAGGTCATTGGAGTGACTCCCATCCCCTCCGCCGTATCGATTAACTTCTTAGCTTCCGGTGCCATTTCTCCCCGAAATGCAGTAACACCTCGTCCCACAGCCTTAGCCGCCCCAGAAAGAAGGCCCTGCGCTCCGAGGTTGATAGCATAATTTTTCAGCGCGTTATCAGCAAAATCACCATCCTGATTCCCTGCTTCAGCCAGAGACCCCGTTAACATGTTGACGTTATTACTAACAGCATTGATTACTCCCGGCGATTTCTCTACCACCCCAGCCGCCTTAGCTGCTGTACCGAGCGGCATAAGATAACCACCGATAGTCTCCCCTGCCTGAGCATATGGATCTGTCGGACGGTCAACTGGGCGGTACACGTCATCCAGCACTTTAGGGCCGCCTAACCCTTGGCTGATTGCGTTAATCAGGCTTGCTCCGCCCTGTAATACGTCAAACGGGATGTTTACGATCCCACGCCCAGCCTGCTCTGCAATCTGTCCTGCTGACTGGCCGCCAGTGAGGAAGTCACCAGCCCGTTGCATCAGGGATTGCTCAGGCTGCTGTGGTTCTTCCTGCTGTGATGATTGTTGCTGAGTTGTCGGCACCGGATACGCAGCATAGAAAGCCTGTTTAGCCTGCTCAGCCTGATCGCCTGCCTGAGGTGCAACCACTTCATTGAAGTATTGCTCCTGAGCCTGTGCCTTCTGTTCTGGTGCCAATGCCTGATATTGCTGAGAGGCAATAACGTCTTTCCATGCCTTAGCCATTAATCACCCCATAGTGAAGAAAAGTTGCTGTTGGATGCAGGTTGGGATTGCTGATACTGCGATTTACCAACATTAACGTTGTACTGCTTGTTATAATTGTTGGTGTATTCCTGAATCTCACGAATAGACTGCTGCATAGCCTCCGGGCTTGAGTAGTCAACCTGCGGCATCCCCTGAAAATACATCTTCGCTTCTGCAATGGTGTTGATACCGCTAGCACCCATATCTCTTGCTGCTGCCACGCCCTGATTCTGCATTCTGCCCTGAATACGTTGTGCTGAGTTATATAACTGGCGTTGTTCTTTGCCTGTGAGTCGGCTGCGAACATCTGCACCAATTGCCGGATTTCCTGCTCCGCCAGTCATGCCAGTCATGAAATCGAGAGCAGAAGCATCTGCATTTGCGATTGCGTCAATGTCTTTCTTCATCGCGTAGTTCTGTGCGCTTGCTGCAGACGTTGGAGGAGCTGCAATAGCACTTGCCGGGACACGAACCATATTGCCGTTATCGTCAATGCCTTCGTAAAATGCATTAGCCCCTGCGCCGTGAAGTTTTCCGTCAATGTTGACTGTTCTACCATCTGCAAGCTGAACGACCCGATTCCCGTCGACTCCTGATATCGTTCTGGCGTTTGCCCTTTGCATTGCCAAATCCTGACCGCGGCGGGCTGTAGAGGCTGACATGTCTTGTCCGCGCATAGTAATATTTTGCCCGCGAGCCTGAAGTCCTTCCCCTGCTTTATTGCTGCGGATTGTTTCAGCCAGCCTGCCTCGGTCAATCTCACGGCCAACCATCTTATCCTGAACAGCAAACGCCTTTTCGGGTCCAAGCGCACCGAGAGACATCGTAGTCAGCATGTGTGATAGCTGTTCTGGATTCTGTACTCCAGTCTGTATCATCCAGTCTGGATTAGCGCCAACACGGTTTAACCTGTCCTTGTTATCAGTAATGAATTTACTGTAGGATTCCGGCCCCTGAGAAAGAGCGACGTTAGCCTTCATAGCCAAATCGCCCATATCGTTACGCTGCTGCTCATTAAGACCGGAAAACGCCTGCTGTGCCTGCGCAACAAACGCCGGGTTTTCCTGAGCAAACTTAAACAGGCCAGACGGGTCGCCAGTAGCCCATGCGTTGGCATGAACCTGGTTGAATGCGTTTAGCGCTTTCTGTTGCTGTTCCTGCTTATAAATATCAGCAACGCCAGCCAGACCACGCAGCCCTGTTAAAGCCACATTATTTGCACCTGAACGAGCCAAATCATTGTTTTCGCGAATCAGTCCAAGCGTTGCGTTAATGTCGCTTGCCTTTGGCGCATTCTCATTTTGCGCACCAATGCCAGCCAGAAAACCACCAGAATTAATACCCTGCTGCCACGTAGCCATTGATTACCCCTTAAAACAAAGAACCAAGCAGACCAATACCACCACCGATAGCCGCTCCCCATGGGGTTGACATTGACAAAGCATTGGCTATTCCACCACCTAACAATGCACCGGAGGCAGCACCACCAACAGCAGATTGCATAGCTGATGGCCTGTTGGCATTTGCCGCTGCAAGAGCCGCGCTTTGCTGTGAAATCTGGCTCATATTGTTGGCATATGTCTGTCCGGCGTTTGCCTGCCCCTGAAGCGCACCAAGACCAATATTTGCAAGGTTCTGATAGTTATTCATCTGACCTGACAGCCATTGCTGACCAAGTGTTGGGGCGATTGCTGAAAGCTGGTTACTGGTCGCTGTAGAACCAAGGCCACCTGTTGCTTCTGCCGCTGCCAGATTCTGGTAACGTGCCTGCCCGGCAAGGTCTTTATACTGCTGAGAGTTGTAATAATCGTTAAGCGCCTGCCCCTGACCTTCGAGAGAGGATAAACCTTCAAGACTGCCGATATACTTATCTGCCAGAGGAGTAAACGGCTTCAGGTTGTTCATGATGGTGTTGAACTGCTGGTTTTGCAGGTCTGCGGCATACTTCTGAGCTTCTGCTGCATACTTTGCGCTTTTATCAGAGCTGCCACCTTTCCCGCCTTTTTCAGGATAATAAGGTTCCTCACCGCGCAGTTTCCTGCCCAGCGTAAATGCATATAACATGTTTATCTCCCGTGATTCAGGAAGTCGATTAGTTCTTCGCGTGTGGCGCTGTAAAACGTCACGTCATCCACGCCTTTGAAGTATTTCTTGATGGTTCCTACACGCTTAAGGCCAATCATTGCGCAGTACATCTGACCGTGGCGAAATTTGCGTGCAGCAAATGATGTAACGCACTGAACGGTGGTATTGGTGAGAATATATCGCCAGAACGCCAGTCCGATTTCCTTACTGAATCCGCGAATTTCAGGCAGGTACATGGCGTGGCAGTCAAAGGTCAGCGGCTGAATCTCGTTGTAATACACGATGCCACCGAACTGACCATGTACGTTCACTTCGAAATAGCGGCACTCAGGCTTGTAGTCGTATCCGTCACCGTTGTTGCTCCCGGCGATGATGTCTGGATGGTTGCCGACCGTTTCTATCAGGTCGATGTTGCGTGTTGGAGTGAATGTAATCATCAGTTGATTAATCCATGAGTTCGTATTGCATCTTCGAGAGCTTTGATACGCTGCCGCGCCTGCTGCAATCCGGTAGCCATAGCTGATACCTCAGACTGCGTATATGTAGCACTGACCGTGTATGCCTGGTTTGCGTTGAATGCGCCGAGAAGTGCTGTTCCGGTTGCTGCTGTCCATCCTGTCTGTCGCGCACCGATAACTTTAGTGCCGCCAACTGAATAGGACGTTGTCACGTTGAGAGGTGACGCCAGCGATTGAGAAACAGTTGCTGACTTCGATACGTAATCAGCCTGTAATGAAGAAATAGTGCCTTCAGCAGCCGTAACCCTACCATCAAGAGCGCTGACATCAGCCTGCAAGGTGACTATTTCGCCTTCAGCCGTGGTTAGCCTGACATCCAGCGCTGCAATTGCATTGGTATTTGCAGTAATACGGATTTCATGGTTGTCTACGTCGATGCGTAACTGCTGAATTCTCGCCTCGTGGTCTGCAAGCTCAACATCCTGCTCATCGTTCTTCACCTGCGCGTCATAGGCACCTTTTCCTGCTTCGTTTGCCTTTCCTGCAATAGCGCCAACGTCAGTCCCCTGCGCGATTACGTAGAGCAGATAGGACTTGCTGAAGACGTTGCGGGGGAGGATTGAGGTATCAAGACGGGTGGCCTGAATAATGACAGGATTATTAAGTGATGGGTCTGCCATACGTTACTCCAGACGAATTTGACACCCGGATAGTGTTACTGGTGATTTGGTGATTACCCGCAGTTTGAATCCGATTAATCGACGAATACGACCCACTCGCTTCCACAAAACACGTTTGTCGTAAACGAACGGTTCATTCTGCTCAATCATCTGTTCACGACCGTAACTGATGCCGTCAGTCGTTGCGGACAGGAACAGGCGGTCAGCGTATTGAGCTACTCCCGTCGAAGATTCAACCTCAAGGTCGAAGCATCTGGCGTTATCCGCCTTGAAGAGGGGTGTAAACAACAGGTGTTCTTGCTGCTTGTCGTACTGACTACTAATGTCGAATTGCAACTGCCCTGTCACTGCTTCTGATTTATCGCCGCACGTTATCTGGTTGCCTTCGTACATGAAGTCGACAGCACGATAAACGTCATCGTAAAGCCCGGTTTTCAGTACGCACCATTGCGGCCCGTTCTGGCTTGATGAGGCATCGTAAACCAGCACATGACGCGGGAGATGGATAATCAGCAGTTCATGCGAATCGAACCTCAACGTCTCCATCACCCCGGTTGCCAGTTCATCAGCCGTGTATGAGCGGATAATTTTCTCAATACTGGCCGTCGCAATTGGTGAAGCCTGCCCTGACCCGATGATGTAGACGGAAGGTGCGCCAGTAGCCGGGTGACTGATGAATGCGTATGAGTCAGTGAATGGCGTTTTACAGTATGTTCCGGCAATACCCTTCTGTACCATCAACGATGGCTGTGCGACATACAACGCAGCGCCAGCGGTGGTTGCGCCTGTCAGGGAGAAATACTCTATCGTCGACGAGCCAAAGCAGACGATGAAATCTCGCCATGAACCTATGCCAATTATCCCGTCCGGCTGCGATTCTGCGCGATATTCTGCACTGTAGCGGTCAGGATGCGATTCATCTTCGAGGTCAGTGATAAACCATGAATCAGTGCCGTCTTTTGACCACGCATAACGCCCACGTAAGCGCGTAATGTCACGCACTGAACCTAACTCATACTGCGTGAATCCGCTGTCTGCAGGCCAGTTTGAGACGGTTTTAACCGTGCCATCATAGCGATACTCGACCAGTTGACCATTAACGCCTATCGCCTGTGATGTGCGACCATGTGCCATTGATACACGGCCGCTTCCGGCTACATCACCGACTACGGTTTCCCCTTTGTAGAGCTTACTGCCTAAAACGCGATATACAGCGTTATGAGCGGTGTTGTATTCAACACCACGCGATACACCATTTACATCGTTGCGCTTGGCTATGCCGGGGAATGAGCGTAAATAACCCGATGAGTTGAGGACTTCTTTCGGTGTGGCCAACATATTGATTGGTAGGTAATCAATGTAGTCGGCATTCTTGAAGTCTTTACCCATTCCCTTCATCATGGGGAGTTGTTGAATCGGCATTCTGCTCTCCGGGGAAATAATGCCATTCGTTCAGATTGGCGAAACTATTACCGCTGCCTGTTGGCATGCGTGACGGGTAAGGAGCTCTTTTTGCTCTGGCGATGGCGGTCTGCTTATAGAGAAGCTCCTTCCCATATTTAGCGGTTGCGATAATTTTGGCGGTAGCCTCAAGCGCATAATCCGGAGCAATTCTGCAAGCCAGATTGTGGAATACTGCGCTGATTGCGCTTGAGCGAAGACCGTGGTCGTCACCTTCGGCTGGCGGGTTATCATCATCTGAGAATACATACCCGGTAACAATGCCTTTCCCGTCCTGATACCACTCAGCCATCATCGCTTCAAGGTCATCTACGGCATCCTGCATAGACTGTGGCTCAACATCAGTGAGAGTTGCATCTGATGCTACACCAAGCTTACGCAGCGCCGCCCTGACCAGATCGCCTTTAGTCTTTATCTGCATCGCTTTCCGCCTTAGGCTTTGGTCCTGGCTTTTTGCGTTCTTTGGTTGCCGGTTCTTTCGGTCGCAGGCTTAGCAGACGATTCAACACATCATCTGCCGTGTGGCCGTCCCATTCCTTGCCAAACTCAATTTCCGTGCCTTTAGGCAGATGTTCAATTTCACTCTCTGGGAGGTGGTATGTTACCGCGCCTTCTGGGGTGTCGATGCCAGCTAACACCCATCCATCCCATTGCTCGCCGTCATGATGCTGAAAGCTCCACCATGCGCTTTCGCGGAAGGCATTCATTAGTGTTGAAAACAGGCGCACTCGATGTGCATATAGTTCGTTAAAGGTGTGGTATCCATCAGATACTTCACCCATGTCTTTCTTGACCACGCCTGAATCGCCGATTGGCTCGTCATTAGTCTCCGGCACCTCATTTGGATGCCTAACCCAACCATCGGCAAGGTGATCTTCTACATCGCTGTCGTCGACAACTTTAACCTGAACTTCCTTGCCCCATACCTTCGTTCCACGACCCTGCTTATATAGCATTACACCCATGTGTCACCTCAAATAAGAAAGGGGCCGAAGCCCCTGTTAGTTACGCAGTCTGACCAGGCAGGCCAACACCGATTGCTTCCGGTCGTGTCGCGTTTACGCCGTACCACAGCGCAATACGGCACAGGCCGGACAGGGTGGAAATATCCCCCTGCGTAGCGAAGATACCGTTCAGGCCGACATCCGGGATGCTGAATGAGGTAGTTTTCATACCTGCAAAAAGCTCATGGTTGGCCGGAATCGGCTGAGACACAATACGGATGGCGTCATCAGCCCAGAACACGTTGGTACGGGCATCCTTAACGTTCAGGATGTTCACCGCCATTGCATCAGCCAGTGAGGTGTTAACGTTGGCGTAGGCGCGTTGCTCAGGAGAAAGAGAAACATCATCCAGTGCTACAGGCTTCGGCGTGATTTCAACGTGAGTACCATCAACAACGCGAACTACGGAGAAAGTCGCGTCCTGCGCCAGTACGTTCTTAGCCATCTGACCAAGGAACTTCACGCCAGTAAACGAAATTTTGTCGCCGCGTTTCAGGCCGGTAGTTGCAGACAGGGTGACGGTAGCAAAACGGTTATCAACGTTAACTTTGTTGCCATCGTTATCCAGTTGCCATGCGACAGGCTTGAAGGACTGCGCACCGGATACAGTGATGCCAGTTGCAGTAGATTTGGTCAGCACAGGAAGTTTCGGAGAGCGCAGGACATCATCGAAGCCAGCAACCTGACGCTGGATAGTGCCATCGCGGTACGCTTCTTCAGGAATGCGCCCGAAGATATCGCGCTTAGTCAGGTCATAACCCGCCTTTTTGTAGTCCTGTGGGTTGAAGAAGTACGATGTCCCCATGTCGCGGTTAAGTTCGCGGGAGAACATCAGTTCTTCTGCATCGGCCACAAAGTTCCATGCGTCTGCGGTGTTAGTGCCGATAGCGTCCGGCGAAGTGATAACCAATGACCCCATCTCGGCGGCCATGTTTGCGACTTTCAGCTCAACGTTGTTAGCCAGTTTGCGAGCTGCTGACTGGATGCGGTGACGATACGCAGTCTCGTCTCGCAAGTCATCTGCGCGTAACTGGAAGAAGTCGTTATCCGGCTCTCCCATGTTTACCGCGACGTTAAGCTCCAGTAACCCTGTCGCTTTATCAGTTAAATCCCAACCCTCCTGAGTGGGGGACTCCTGCTCTACAGGCATCCAGATGGTATTGCTGGAGCGCTGCATAGAAGCAGCTGGCGGGGTGTATTTCTTGGCTTTCTGCGCCATTGGAGTGATTGCGGAGATGGTGTCAATAATCTCATCCACCGCCAGTGTAACAATTTGACCTTCGTTCAAAGCCATTATCGGATTCCTTTAAGTTTTGCCTTTAGCTTGCGGTAGGTTTCCACATCGCCCTTGCTCGCAGCTGCATCCATCTGTTTACGAATGGCATCTTTATTTGCTGCGCTGACATCACCGGTAATCGGCTGGTCAGCAGGGGGAGCGGAAGAGATTTGTTTACCGCGAGGCTTGAGAGTTAAGCGTTCGGATAGTCGAGTTAGTTCAATCAGCGCGGACTGCCCATCCATCGCCAGTAACTGGCGGGCTTTCTCCGGGTTTGCACCCAGGTGATACATGAGCGCGGCGGACTTCTCCGGGAACAGGCGCATAATGTCGGCCCCAACCGCAGGCGGAACCAGTTGCATAAATGCGTCTTCTTTCTCCTGATAGTCAGGGATATTGAGCTTTTCCGCCGCGTCATAGTGTTTGCGGGCAGCTTCGACGTATTGCGCTGATTGCTGGGTAAACTCCTGAGTCTTGCGGCCCTGTTCTGCTACGGCATTGCTGCGGGCGTCCTGCGCTTTCATTAGCCATTCGGTATTAGCAGCATTGAAAGCGGCAAGCGCACGGCTGTTGTCATAGTCATATTTGGCCATGCCTTCTTCTGACAGATAGGCATTAATATCCGGCTGAGGTGGAAGGTCAGGGTTTACCCGTAAACTCTCCGGCAATTCTCCGCGTTTAACTGCTTCCATCTGCTGCTCAAGCTCGCGCTGTCGTTTGCGCTCGATGCGGCGGCGGGCGAATTCTGCGTTCTTTGCCGGGTCTTGTTTTGGTGCTGTCTCATCGTCCTTCAGGACAATCTCAAAGCCCTCTTCCTGACCTGCATTGTCGTTGGCATTATCGACAACTAAGCTATCAGCAGATGCCGCTGCATAATCGCCGGACAGGGTTAAGTCTTCAGTTGCCTGAATTTCGGTGGTTGGTTCCATGATTAACTCTCTCTTATTGAGGTGTCTCGGCTACACTGCCGGAAGGTTGATTTTGTCTCTGCGATTGCAGGATATTGGCAATGTCCATTCGCTGCTTGTGCGTCTGTTCATTGCCTTTAAGGAGTAACTCAGCATTTGCGCGAGCGTCTTCGCTGCGGTCCTGCTGGAATGAAGCAACGGTTTTGAGGAACTCTCTAAACTCGGACTGTTTATTGAGATCCATGTTGTTGAATATTTCTGCGATTTTCGCAGCGTTAAGTTGGTTTTGAGCTTCGACTTTAGCCGCGTCGATTTGAAGAGATAGCGTCTGATTCTGCGCTTTAGCCAGTTCAGCCTGACCTTGCAACAGCACACCCTGCGCCTGAACCATTGCCGGGTCTTGCTGTCCTTGTTTGGCCTGCTGCGCTTCGACAAACCATTGCTGCTCTTCAGGTGTTTCCGGCTTCTTAACGCCCATCTGAATAAGCTGCTTATTGGCATAGTCACGCATCATCTCGACACCTTTACCATCAAGCAGGGTGAAGTACTGAAGCAACAACAGTTGATATTCTGGCGTTCCCTGCGGCGTCTTGCCGAGCAATTCAAGAATTTCTGCGCGGTTTTGCTGCTTCATGGACTGGAATGATGGCCCAACATCCGTGTAGCACTCATAGCGTCCCCTGATATCGTTCAGTACCTGCCGTTCACCAGTGGCAAGGTCAACAACCTCAGCCATTAGCTGAACCTCTTTTTCGCTGCCATCCTCAAGGGTGATTACCACGTTGCGAGGAACATCGTAGATGTCATTAACTATCGACTGGTAAATCTCACCGTCACGACGCATAGCGGTAGCCAGATTATCCTGAAACACGTATGTCTCAAGGTCAGCGCGCATGTTTAGCTGGTTAACAGTGTCGTAGGATACCTGTCCACCGTTTACTGCTTCTGCATCAACGCCGAGCGTCGCTACCTCTTTCACTGCTGCGGTGGCTGCTTCCAGCATGTAGGCGTTGGCTTGCGGTACCTCAGGGTTTTCGTAATATGCCAGCGGCTGAGTTGGCATTTCTCCGTTGTTCTCATCCGTGCGATTGAGCAGGTAATACGGGTAATCGTCGTTACCGTCATACATATGCTCAAAGCCTGCAATCTGTTCAGGCCAGAAGAACGGCTTCTTCTTCGGAGTACGGGCAACGATGTCGGCGTTGAACGACATAATCATGTTGCGCAGACGCTGACCGTCTTTTGTCAGGCGGACGACCCCCTCATACACTTCTTTATCTTCAACGAAGCCCCACTCGCCGAATACCGGAACAATGGGGATATGTTCGCCAGCAATGAGCTGCTTGTCTTTGAGTACAGCGGTGCAGGTGATAATCGATTTGTATACCCGGCGACGCTTAATCTGGCGCTCTGCAATTTTGATAAATCCACTATCAGCCAGGTCGTCGATGACGTCTTTAATATCGCGCTTAAAGTAGCTTACCGGCTCACCCGTAACCGGGTCTTGGTAGATATACGCCGTCTCTTTCTTCTCGACCACTTCGTAAAACTCAGCGATCTGAATTGTGTCCTGCGTCAGCCATGGAAATACCCAATCGTTGGGGTTCTGGAATGATGGAATATCATCAGCATCGAGGTCGTATTTTTCTGCGAAATCCTCCCAACCATTCTGGCTCATTGAGTGGATAACTGTGCAGTGACGGGCGTCAGACTTGTCCATCAGTTTGCTGTTGCTGTCCCAGATAACATGGGAGCAGGCACTATGGATAGGCTCTCGACGGATAACCTGATTGTTGCTAGTTGGACTTTGGTCTTCGTAGTCAGTGACCAGACGCCACGCACCCACGCCTGCTTCAATCTGCTCACGAACGGCTATGTTGACAGCAATTTTCGCCGTATTGTGCCGCATGTCGGTGCGATACATGCCCATCAGCACATCAGCAGCGTCAGGACTTGCTCCATCCTTTGGACGATACAGAACATCAATAGGGTTCTGACGCATCTCAGAAACGAGCTTGCGCACCACTGGACGTACAACATCGAACTGCCCGCGATACTGCAGGGTTGTGTATTGTGATAGCCAGTCATCCCACTGAGATACGCGGGAGAAGAAGAGATCATTCTTGGCCTCCCTTCTGGCTTCATCGCTGGCTGTCCAGTCCGCATCAAAGCGCGACAGGATGCTCTCCAGCCTGTTTTTATTGTCGGCCATTATCGTCCTCTGCGTACTGGTCTAATCGGTGCGGGGATTACTTTTGAAGGTTTGTTTTTAACTACCGGGAATGCAAACGTCAGCGCCAGTGCATCGGCCCGATTGGGTGATGGAACGCCACGGCGTTTCATATCGTCTTTCGACTCCAGAACAATCTTGCCGTCTAGCTTTACTTTGTATTCAGGGGCGACAATCTCATCAGCGGTCTGCTGGTCATCAATGCTTCCGCCTTCATTCAGCCAGGATTTCATTGCGTTCCACATCTCGCCGCGCTTATTGAGCATTGCTGGGTCTTTCGATTCTCCCGCGAAGCTCACAAGTTGCCACTTTCTGCCCCACGACTTACCAACAGAATGAATACCCGTGCCGTAACCGAAATCAATGAACACCGCGTCAGCTTTGTGTTCATCCTCGATAGCAGCCACTACCTGAGCAAACTTCACATCGTCGTCTGTTTTAGGGTAAGAGCCTAAAAGCCTTGAATAAAGCCCCTGCCGCAGATAGATACACGCCTCATCACTGCCTGAGTATGCCGGGTCAACGCCGATAATCTTTGGAGCGAATCCATATTGACTGTGCTCCAGCTTTCTTGACATACCGGCATCAGCATAGCTTTGGGGAATAAATTGCAGGTCAGACGCAGACGGGAAGAGGCCACGAACGCGTACTTTAAAGAAGTCGCTATCCTCACCATAATCGTTTCGCCATTCTTCAATGAGCTCTTTGTTCGTCATCTTCGCCAGACGGCTATCAATTTGCTTGCGCCTCCAGCGATGCTTGAATTTACGGAAACATTCACGGAAGCGCCCGGTGTTACGTGTCGGGTTGCCGAACGCGAACCAGAAAGGCTCTCCGTCTGTCAGGCCTCCCTCTGCCACCTCCCAAATCTTGTCAGGCACCGCAGAAGCTTCATCGAAAATGTAGAATGGGCTTGAGTTTGCAGCATGAAGACCAGCAAATGATTCGCTGTTTTCCTCGCGACAGGTCTGGCCGTCACAACGCCATGACTCCATGTGGTCTACATGGTAGATGTTCATATTACCTTTGCCGTTGTTGTACTCGAACCAGTGCCCGGTAATGCAGCGCTTCTTCCATTTGCCAAGCTCGCCCCATGTTTTGGTTCGAAGCTGCTCTGAGGTGTTAGCTGTTACAACACCCTTGCAGAACGGGCGGGTGCTCATGATGTAGAGAATTACCCATGCAGTGAGTGCACTTTTCCCGATGCCGTGACCTGAGCTTGTTGCGCAGCGGTATGCTTCTACTGGCTTTACACCATCAAAGTTGTTAGTGCGAATCGCCTCACCCCAATCAGTGAGAAACTCTTTCTGCCACTCATCTGGACCGTCGAAGCCATCAAGCTCGCCAGCTCCCCACTCAAATGCATACATCACAAATCCGAGTGGGTCATAGAAGAATCGCCCCATATCGTCGGCAAGCATTGCCTCAAATTCTGATGACATCACTCACCCCTTGCGCGTTTACGGGCCTCCTGAATGCGCTGAATCAGGCTAACCTCTCCGGTGTGTTCTACTTCCTGTTTGTCACGCCATTTATCTCGCTGCCTGTTCTTAAGCCAGAAAATGGCAGCAGTCGTATCGGGTGGATAATGTTTCACAGTAGGAGTTATGACGATCGAACCATCGACAGCGCGAATATCATCTTCTGGGTGTTCGTACCCGGTGGCGCGGTGGAATAACTTTGCGGCGACTTCACTGTCCGCAACAGCCTTACCCTTTTTTATGGACTCAAGAAAATCAGGATGCGCGTGCTTCCACGCATTGATTGTTTGCTCGCTAACATCAAAGAAAGAAGCCAGTTCCGCATCTGTATGCCCTAACAGACAAAGTTTTCTCGCCTGCTCGGCATACTCTGGTTTGTAAGCCGATGGGCGACCAATTTTCTTATCTTCAGCCGCCATATCATTTCCTTGTTAACTTCCTTGGGTAGTTGCGATAGTCACGTTAGCAGAACCATCGAATGACGTTGAACCTGTGACAGCGCCGGTTAGTGTGATAGTGCGAGCAGTAGATAACTTATCCGCTGTCTCTGCATTCGTTACTGAACCGCTTGCAGAAGTGTACTTAGCTTCAAATGCTGTCTTGCTCATATAGAGGAGCTCGCCGTACTGGCTTCGGAACAGATATCCACCGACCTCCGGCTTGAATACGGCTACTGTTTGCGCTGACATGTACTGGTCAGTATACGGACCATCGAATTCTGCGTTAGCGCTGCCGTCATTAGCGTATTTGATAGCTTTAATCGGAAGAGCGGACACATATACGCCGTCAGCATCTTTGTAGAGAGGCCACGATGGCGTGAAATTTGGATTTGCCATGATTATGCTCCGGCAGTGAACAGGTCTAACGCTTCCCTCGATTTACGAACCGCTTCGATAGTGCGGGTCGTGATATCAGAATTAGCGCCGCCTGACTGGAAGTGAATTTTGAATAGCTCAAGCTTCAGCTCGTCAGTGCCAATGAATTGAAATGCTTCCTCTGCGGCTGCGTTCTGGTTCATGACCAGTTTGTAAATCTCTAACTGGAATTTCTGTTCTTCAGTCATGGGAATAATCTCTGCCATTGTTGGCTCCGTTTATCCGTTAAAAGGGATATCAGTTAAGTTATCCCGTGTAGGGTATAAGCCATTGTCGAGACCACTCATTGAATGGCCTCTGCAATAACCGATGTCTTTCCATCAGTCAGCCACCACAAAGAATCTTTTTTGCCATAAGGCAGGAGGTTCATCTTTCAGTGGCTGCCAGTGTTATTTCCCCACTTACTGGCTTGGGTTGTTTCGTGGTACTGCCATAACTGGTGGTACACAGATTTACACAAATGTGTTGTCATGTGCGTACCGCATA